GCCGAGGTGAGGCCCTTCACGATCGGCGCCACCACCATGGTCTGCGCGATCTGGCGGGCGATGTCCTTCAGCACGCCGGCCGCGATCTGCCGGAGGCTGTCGCCCCAGTTGTCGGTGCCGTCGATCAACAGATCGATCGCCGAGCCGATGCCGTTGCCGATCGAGTTGGCAATGCCCTCGACCAGCTGCCGCTTTTGTTCGTAGGCCAGCTTCAGGCGCTCGAGCGCCTGCTCCTCGGTGTTGAGGCCATCGAGGATGCCGGGCTGAGAAGCCAGCCGGTCCTGCGTGGCCTTGAGGATCGCCTCGAGGTTCGCGCGCTGCTCGGCGGTGATGTCCTTGCTTTGCAGGTCCAGCACCAGCTGGCGCTCGAGAGCCTGCAGGCTGGACTGTTCAGCTGTTGCGGCCCGCTGGCGCTCGACGGTCTGCCGTGCCAGCTCAGGGCTCAGCCCACTGCGCTGTAGCTCCAGCATCCGCTCGAAATCTTCGCGCTGCTCACGCACCGACTTGCGCTGTTGATCCAGCTGGCTGGTGATGGTGCCGAGCTCGGCTTGGCGGCTGTTGACCAGCTCACCGGCCGCCGCGGCCAGGCTGGCCGATCGGTTGGCACCAGATGCTGCATCCAGTCGCCTGCCTGCTGCATCAATGCCGCTCATGCTGACGCCAGAAGCCGCACCGGGCCGGCCTATCAGTTGCCGCGCGCTGCCCACCGGACGTGCCGCAGAGCCGCCCTGCAGGTGCAGCAGCCGCATCCGGCCCTCGGGGGTGTCGATCTCCACGGCATAGCCGCCGGCGCCGGTAAAGCCGAGATCACGCAGCAGGCTCGCGCCGCCCTTCAGGCTGACGCCGCTGCCGCTGGGGGTGCCGAAGTCGATGCCGCGGTGGAAGCTGCGGCCGAACAGGCTGCGCGGGCCATAGCCGCTGGTGACGCCGTAGCTCGAGGGGCTGCGGCCGTTCACGCTCAGATAGCGGTCTGCATCGGCTGCGCTGATCGGCCGGCCATCAGCCCAGCGCGCGTCAAGGTGCGGGCCGGTGCTCTGCCCGGTGCTGCCGGTGCGGGCGATGATGCCGCCGGATGCCATCGGAATGCCCATGGCACCAGCAGCGCCGCGCGCACCTTCGCGCATCTTGGCCGCCATCTTCTCGGCGCCGTCCACCAGGATGTCTCGGATCCCGCGCGCCACGTTCAGCTTGTAGTCCTCCAGCGTGCGCTCGAGCTGCACCTTGCGATCGGTAGCGTTCTGCTCGATCTGGATCTTCTGCTCGGTGAAGCGCCGCGTGGCTTCGTTTAGCCGGGCCTGCGTGTCGAGCGCATCGGTGCTCAACCCGGCGCCGCGCAGCCGCTGCCGCTCGGCCTCCAGCGCGAAGTCCTGCTGCTGTTCCTGCACCCGCCGCCGGGCCTCGGCCGTGCTGCGCTCCAGCTCGAGCCGCTGGTCGCCCAGCTGCCGCTCGAGGTCAGCCGCGCGCTGGATCGACTGCTCGCGGAAGTCCGCCAGCCGCTTCTCCATCTCCTCGCGGAGCTTCAGCTGATCAGCCAGGTTTTTCTTCGCCTTCTCCATTGCCGCGGCCCCAGCGGCCGCCTCGCGCTCCCTGCGCGCATCCGCTTGGCTCTGCAGTTGCTCCGGCGTGAGATCAGGTGCCTTGTCGCGCGCTTTTGCTGCAGCCTGTCGATTCGATTCCAGGATCGCCTCGGTGCGCTGTTTCACAAACGCATCCATCTCGGCGCGATTGGTGAACGCGCCCAGGAAGCCGAACTTCTGCCGCGCTTCGCTCTGCGCCTGCAGCTGCGCGATCAGTTTTGACTGAGCCTCACCGCCACCGCCGGCCAGGTCGGCAGCCCGCTCGAGCACGCGCGTGAAGGCTTGGATCAGCCTTACCGCCGTGGGGCCGAAGGTCTTGGCGATCTGGATCCCGAGCCGCTCGGTGGCGATCTGCAGATCCTTCACGGCCTGCGCGCCCGTGTTGAACTGCGCGTTCAGCTTGCCGAGCTGCGTGTCCTTCAGCTTGTTCAGCGCCGACAGCACCACGTCGGTGGTGACCTTGCCATCGGATGCCAGATCCTTCAGCTGGCCGATCGTGACGCCGAGCTCCTTTGCGATCGCCTGAGCCGCCAGCGGCGCCTGCTCGCGGATTGAGCGCAGTTCCTCGCCCTGCAGCACGCCGGACGCCAGGCCCTGTTTCAGCTGGATCAGCGCGTTGCTGGTCTCCTGCGCCGTGGCACCACTGTTGCGGGCCGCGGCAGAGAAGCCGATGAAGGCGCCCTCGAGCTCCTTCAGGGTGATGCCAGTCGGCCGCAGCGAGGCGTAGAGGCTGGCAAAGCTACTCTGCGCCTCGGTGTTGCTGATCCGCAGCGTCTTGGCGATGCGCTCGGTGGCCAGCACCGCCTGGTTGTATTCGCCGAACTCGTTGGTGAGCGCCCGGAGCCGCACCTGCGCGCTCTCGGCCTGCATCCCGACATCGGCCACATACTTGACCGCCAGGGTGCCGCCAGCGGCCGCTGCAAGGCCTCCCAGGCCGCCGCCCATGGCGAACAGGCCGGAGATGCCACCGCGGGGTGATACGGCGCCCGTCAGCTTGCGCTGTTTGGCCTCGAGCTCATCGATCTGTTTGCCCAGCCTGCGGTAGGCCTGGCTGTTGATGTCTACGTTGTCGCGCAGCGACTTCAGCGCGGCGATGTGGCTGCGCAGTCCGGCGGTGGTGTTGCCGGCCGCGCGGGCCATCCGCGCGATGTCGATGTTGGCCTGGCCAAGGGCCGCCTTCGTTACCTTTGACTGCTGCTCAAGCCCCTGTAGCCCGCGCTTCAGCTGATCGAGCCCCGTGCCCTCCAGCTTTGCGGTGAACTTGATCGCGGTGTCGAGGGTCATCGCCATTGCTCAGCCCTCCCGGTTCATCGCCGCCAGCGCTGCGCCTTCCATCACCTGCAGGTCCTCCAGGAGCGCGCGCGGGTCGTCCACTGAGTACATCTTAAAGAGCCAGGCCAGCACCGAGTAATCGAGCCCAATCGCCCCGCCTGCACTGGTGCGCCACTGCGTCTGCACTCGGCACCACATCAGCACGGCCTCCCAGTTCTCTGGCCACACCTCGAACTCATCCGGCGCCGGCTCCTCGATGATCACGCCGAAAGCAGCCGCGTCATCGTCCAGCTGCTTGCCGCTGTCTTTCCCGCCGCCGGCCCAATGCTCGGCGGCGGCTATCAGTTTTTTCTCTTGCCCTTGCTCAGGCTGTCGAGCCAACTGCTGACCACTGCGGCAGATACCAGTGGCACGTTCAGCAGGTCGGCCTTCGCCTTCTCGCTGTAAGGCACCTCGCCAGACTTGGCGTCCTGGATCCCGCTCCAGCCCACCAGAACCTGATCGCAGAGCTCATCGTCGGTCAGGTCGCCCGACTGGATCTGATCCCAGATCTCGCGGATCCGCGCCTGCGGCAGCCGCTTGAACTCGGCATCAAAGGTCTGTTTGTCGAACCGGCCACCATCGATGGGGAACTCGACGGTGACCGGCCAAGTGTACGACTCGCTCTGAGACAGAACGAAAGCCATTCAGGGCTCCTATCAGGTGAAGGCCAGGCTGAACTCGTTGTTACCGGCCGTTGTGGGCAGAGCCACGTAGGGCAGGGTCAGCATTTGGATGCCGTCCTGGTCCGAATAGGTCGGCTGAGTAACGTCAGCTTGGGATGCGGTGAAGGTTACCCGGTTCCCGGCGGTGGTGCCGTGCAGGAAGGTCAGGTTCCCGGTGGTGGAGCCCAGCGCGATGGTGAAGTAGTCCTTCGTCGCGATGGTCGGCGCCTCGATCATCACCTCACCAGCGGGCCTGCGATCGGTGATCAGCACTTCCTTGGTGCAGCCGATCAGCTCGCGGTAGACGATCTCATTGGCGAGGTTGAAGCTCACCATGCTCAGGCAGCCGGAGTAGCTGAAGAACTGGAAGCCGGAAGTGTTGCCTTCCTTGAAGATCAGCGGCGTGGCCTGGTTGCTGTAGGTCACAGCAGGCTGCGCCGTGTCGGTCGGGGCGTTGTAGATGCCCGTCATCTCGAACTGCAGCGTGGGGATCTGACCCAGCTGGCAGTTCATCGTGACCGTGCCGCGCGCGCCGGTCAGTTTGTGCTGCACACCGTCCACGTTGTAGACGATCGTGCAGGAGCTGAAGCTGCTGCTCACCGGCGCGTAGGTCACCGAGGTGCTGGCCACGATCGTGGCCGACATCGCGCAGGACTTCAGCAGCGCGTCATAGCGGGGCGCCGTGCCAGCGGTGCCGGAACCGGCCAGCTCCACCTCGAAGCTGCAGCGCACGCGGGTGTTGGCCAGCAGCTGGTCGCTGTTGCCGTAGTAGGGCCGGATCAGGTCGCGGCTCACCACGTCCGACTCGAGCGGGGTCACCTCAAGCGAGCGCACCAGCACGGCATCGGTGCCGGCAGGGGTGCTGTCGGTGCCGTAGGTCGTCTCAGTCTTCGCCAGGATCAGGCGTTTGCGGCTCAGGAGCGGCATTGCTCTCTACCTCGTCAGGTTGGGAGGGTTGGGCCGGCTCCGTCCGCTCGATGAGCTTCCGCTTGCCGGTTTTGGGGTCGGCC